ATTAAACTATGTAATGCTAGGGTTAATGGACAAGTTCATTCTAACCCTACTGAATGTAGTAAAGACAGACTAGTAAACAATAAGGTGATTATCAATGAATGAAGAAAAACTAGTAGAAGAAGTGTTAGCGGAAGCCGAGGAAGTTATAGCATATGGTAAAGCAATACTTGATGCACATTGGGAGTTTCATAAGACTAATGTTAGAGAAGCATTCGTTAGAGAAGGTAATAACTTTGATAGTGAACATTTCCATAATGTTATCTGGGATTTATCTGTTGATATACTAGAGGAGAAAGAAGTATCAGTAATTGTTGATAGAGATAACCAACTATTTATCAGTAAAGGAACTAGAAGTTTTGTAGACTATGAAGGTGAATCAGTTAAAGGTATGAAGATTCCTTTGAAATGTTGGATTCATACACATCCCTTTGGTCAAGCATATTTTAGCGGAACTGATTGGATGACTATTAATAATCAAAAGCCTATCTTAGATTCAGCAATTGTTCTAGGTGATAGACAGAAAATGAAATGGTGGAAACAATACGGAAAGGAACAATTATGCAGAATTCAGATGATAGAGTTAGACGATTCAGAAGAGTAAGATTTCCTGTGATTGGCCCACTTATTATTCAATGCCCTATATGTAGCGGTAGTAAATGTAATGTGTGTAATAATACAGGAGAGTATGAAATGGATAGAGAGGGATATGTAGAAGTGCAAGAACCTTTAGTCATTAAATATGTACTAGACAATATGGATAAAGTTTCTCAAGAGATAACTAAACTATATGGTAAAGGGCCAGAAGTGACAACAGAAGTGACAACAAAGAAGTATGAAGTAATTAGAGTTGATTCTCTAAGTGGTAGTGTTTGGATTGCACACGACCTTAAACAATTGAGTAGTCCAAAATACTTTTTTAATAAACAGGAGATGGAAAAATGGTTAGCGTAAGAGAAATAAGAAGAATGTTTGAAGATATAACACCCGAAAGGCAATTGCCGATGATAGCAGTATTAGAGTTTCAAACTAGAATTGAAATGATAATGAAATCAATGGTAGAGTTATGCGATGCAGAAGCAGGTGGAGATAGTAGTAATAGTAGATTAACTGCTAATCATGTGAAGTTAGCATTTGTAGCGATGAATGACCAAAGGGTAATAGAATCAAGTGAAGAAGAAGAAGAAGAAGTAAATGAATTTGGCGAATGGAATACAGAAGGAGATGAATGATATGAATTGGGAAGAATATGCAAGGATGAATGAACAGTTTGTCACTATGACACCATCACAAATGGTTAATCAAGTTGATAATACTAATTTTAATGGACAAGAAGAATCAGCATTTAAGATGTGGACTAAATCTTATCCTAATAATGGAGCAGGTGAGAGTGGTTTATCACAAAGACTTGCTGAGTATGCTAATATAGATGTAGAAGATGTTAATATCTTAACAGATGTTCATGGTGGATTAGCAGAATCAGTATTTCATTTGATGCAAGGTTCTCCAATTGGAGATGAAGTATCAGTTGAAGATGTATCTTTAGCATTGTATACTGATTCATGGGAAACAACCTATGAACATTACTTCAATCTATTACCACGATTAACTCCTATGGGTAGAAAGTGGATGACAGCCTTTGTATTAAAAGAAACTCGTCATGGTTGTGGAGAAACTGCAGTAAAGAAAATGTTGGCTAAGTCATATGGTATTAAAGCAAGTGAAGTAAAGAAGGCTTCACATTTCCTTTCATTAGATGAAGTTATTAATCAAGCAATTAATACAGGTGGATTAGATTACACACCTATTGCTGGTAATTATATGAAGCCTATGTTGGCTAAGACTGGGAATTATACTCGTGGCCGAAGATGGTGTGATTATAAGTATGATGGTATTAGAGCACAAGTTCATCACAATGAAGATGGTATTAAAATCTTTAATCGTAAAGGTGATGATATTACAATGAAGTTTGCTAATGATTTAATCCCTGTAATTGGTGATGCTTCAGACCCTGTAGATTGGATTGCAGATGGAGAGATTTATCCTATTGATACAGATGGAAACCCTGCCGAGTTTAAGAATATGATGAGCCGTATTCATGGTAAGACTGATGAAGTTATTTACCGTAATGAAGTCACAATTAGATTGTTTGATTGTTTGATGTATGGTGGACAACCTGTATATGATGATAACTTAGATACTAGATTACAAACATTACAGATGCACTTTGATGAATCTATTGTTGCTAAGACAACAGAAGTAAATAACAAGGAAGAAATGCTAGAGTTTTATAACGAAGCAATAGCCGCAGGTTTTGAAGGAGTTATTGTTAAAGACCCTGCACTTGCTTATGATTTTGGTAAGAGGTCTAAGGGATGGGAGAAGTATAAACCTGCTCTTGTAGATATAGATTGTATAGTGACAGGTGCTAATGTAGGTTCAGGTAAAAGAGTTGGAACATATGGTGCTTATCATATTGCTATTAAAGATGGAGAAACTTTGATACCATTTGGTTTAGTAGGTTCAGGATTTACTGATGAAGACTTAGCGTTCTTAAAAGATGTCTATGATAATAAAGGAGAGAACAATATGATTATTGAAGTTAAAGGTGATATGATTACAACAAATGAAAAGGGTGAATATGGTTTAAGATTCCCTCGTTATGTTAAACATCGTGACGATAAAAATGAACCAACACAATTGAAGGAAGTGAAACAATGAATATAAAAATAGTAAGTGATAAAGAGATGTGCCATTATTGTAGAGATAACTTTAATGGTATTGAAGAAGCGTTTGTACAAGAAATTGAATCGGGTGAAGCGTTATATCACCTACGATGTATTGGTAAGTTAATGGTATATCGTATTGAAGGTGTGCTACCTAAGCATTTGTTTGCTTGTTGTGTAGAAGAATTAGGAAAGCCTTTACCGGATGAATTGTTATTAACTCAAACATCACTTACTGATTATGGTGAAGAGCAATGAGTGAATTTTATGATGACTATGTAGAGGCTCGTAATGTTTCTTTATCTGAAATATTGAAAGGTATGGATAAGATGGTTATCATAAAGATGATATTAGATAATAGTTCAGATGAATATTTAGAACATATGTATGAGGCGGTAAGTTAAAGATGTATACAAAGGAACAATTAGAAGGGATTTTACTGACAGTAGCAAGACCCGAAGTGACTATTTACAAAAGTGTAAGAAGTTCTTCGGGTTATACTATTAGGATAAGGATTATGTTTAGGGCTAATAGAGATTTTTTAATAGCCTTACAAAGAAGGTTAGAACAAGGTAATGTTAATTCAATACTTAGAGATAGCGAAGGAGTAAATAGAGATAAGCCTGTACTTATTATAGGTCAGCAACCATCTGTTAGGGCTATAAGAAATCTAATGCCTACAACTGTACCATGTTCTCACAGCGATTGGTCTAAGTTTGATATAGTTATTGAGTATTTAGAAGAAGGATTACATTTAACTAAAGAAGGAATGAGCACATTAATAGAGATGATTGAAAATGTTAAACAAGGCACAGACAAAAACTAAACCCGTATTAATAATAGGTGGTTATGGTAGTGGTAAAACTACTATGGCTATTAAACTAATGGGGCAGCGACCACATATGATAATGCCAGCAAGTGATATTACAATAGAAGATATTTATTCTTACCCTAAACATCATGGTGTAATTATAGAAGATGTGAATTATAAACCTGATAAAGATAAAGTATTAAACTTATTACTAACTAATGAAAATGTTATAATGACTAGCATTAACGAAAAGGATGTGGCTAAGTTTATATTAAATGTATGTAGTAAGAAGAAGTTAGGTAGAGTTGATAGTAGACAAAAGAAAATTAAAGAGTTAGCACCTAATTCAGATGTAATAGTTAATATGGATAAATCAATATATGAATTGACTGAAGAGATTGTTAAAAACAAGGATAGAGTTAAAGTACTTAAGATGTTAAAGTTTGTTAAACCTAGCGATATGCACATTATATCGTGGGTTCAACCTAATGTTGGTGTTAATGTTATAACCCCTCTTGATAATATTATGAGGAAATGGTCAATAGATTATTTCTATGAATTGTTAGCCTACTCATTAAGTGGTTCTAACTCAGGTAGAATTAATTTCCCTACAAGAAATGCTTATAGCCCTGTGCCTAAGATTTGTTATAAGTTAAATCTAAAGACTAAAGAAAGTTATTTAGTTAAATCGTTTTTACAAGAGGATAAATATAAACTTTGGGCTGCTAATAGATTAGATAACGATGAATGTAAGATTCTTAATATAAAGAAAGTAAAGAAATTAAGAATTAGTGTGACCAAACAAACAAGAAAGTTGAGTGATTTCTAATGAAGCGTTTAAGAAAAGGACAAGGTATTGCTTTATCTACATGGTTAGGTTGTATTGAAGAAACTGATAGGAAGTTAGCAGGGTTTAAAATCTGGTGTGACTTTTATAATTGTGACATGACTCCATTAGAAGCAGTTGAAGTTGTAAAGAGGGGTTAACATGTCAAGAAGAAATAACTTTAATGGTAAGAAAAGAAAGTATAAGAAAACTTATTCTGAGAAGTATATTGATAGAACAATGAATGATGGTATGTGGAGAAGTGCTACTGAAGTAGTAGATGAGATTATATCTTATATTAACAATACTTCTAATAGAATTGGTTTAGCCTATGTACCACAAAAAGGTAAGGTGTCTAATTATCTATCTTCAAGAAAAAGTATGTATAGAGTAAATAATACGGATAAAGTAAATACTTATCAGAAAATTGTTTTATGTGTATCTTGTGATGGTAGTGGTTATAAATTAAATAAGCCTTGCCCCGAATGTAATAGTGTGGAGTTGCCTTCAGATGAATCTGTATAGAAGATTTATTAGGTGGATTGTTATGATACAGTTAAATAAAAGTGGAGTGAATCTAAATGAAAGAAACGATAGAAAGGATAAATGAATTACTAGTAGATTTAAATGATAATATCAAACAAGGTAATAAGATATTAAGAATCGTTACTGCTGTAAATATTGTTACTGTTATAATGATAGGGTTGGTTTTAGTATGAAGACTAATTTTAGTGCTCACACTACATATCCAAATACTCGTGAGTCTGATATGATGGATGAAGTAATGCACACAGTATCTTATACAGATAACGGTGTTAAAAAAGAAGTTAATGTGATGGCTAGAGAACCATCAAATGCTATTAATAAAGTAATGAAGGAGTTGAGAGAATGAATTGGACTGAGAAATATAGACCTGTAAGGATAGAAGAGATTAGAGGACAAAGAAAGTTTGTAGAAGATGCCTCTAGTTGGATAGTTAGAAATGATATGCCTAATGTATTACTGTATGGTAATGGTGGAACAGGTAAAACTAGTGCAGCAATTGTATTAGCAAAGCAGTTCTTAGGAGAATCTTTTAGTTCTAATTACCTAGAGATTAATGCTAGTCAAGATAGAAGACTAGATACTATTAGAGATACAATAAGTACATTTGCTTCTCTAAAGTCTACTGATGATGTGCCGTTCAAGGTTTGTTTATTAGATGAGTTTGATGGTATGACTAAAGATTCTCAAAGAGCATTAAAGAGAACAATGGAAAGAGCACAGAATGTTAGATTTATTATCACTTGTAATGACGAACAATTAGTTGAGTACCCTATAAGAAGTAGGTGTGCTAATTATCTATTTAGTCCATTCAATGTAAGTGATATGAAAGAAATGTTATTAGTAATTATAAGTGAAGAACAAATAGAAGTTAACAATGATGAACTAATTAACTTTTGTGAATCATTAAATGGTGATATGCGTAGAGCGATTAACGAACTACAAGCATGTGCATTTTCTAATAGTAGTCTTAAAGAAAAGACTATAGAGTTTATGAGTAAGTATAACGAGATTATAAAACTGCTTTCGTCATCACAAGTTAGGGAAGGAAATGATTTATTATTAAAGGAAGTTTATAGTGGTCGAAGTGTCAAAGAAATAGCAAACAATCTTCATCAATGTGTATTAGAAAAGAACTTAAATAACGATGAAATGTTTAAGTGCTTAACGCATATTGGAGAGATGGAATGGAGGTCAAGAAGCATGACCCCCAAGATTTTAGTGTCATGGTTTGCGGCACAATTTATGTAGAACAAAATAAGAAACAAAACAAAACAAAAAGATAGGTGAAAAAAAATGAATGATAGAATAGAAAAAGAACTAAGTGGATTAGCCACTAAACTAGGAAAGACGGATGAAGAGATGTTGGAGAAGTATAATGAAATTGCTTCTTCTAATAACCTTGATACAGAAAACGAGCGACAATCAATGGTAGCATTGACATTAACCCGTAATTTTGTAAGAGGTTCATTGAAAGGAAACAAGTCTAAAGGTAAGAGCACCTTTGGTAATGATGCGTTTGGGTTTATTGTTGGTAGTGAACCAGCAAGAGATGTACAAGAATGGCGAAGAAAGACTTTGTTAAGTGATTACCGAAGTAATCCTAATACCCCCTTCAATGAAGAGAAGTGTGCAGAAGTGACATTAACTGATTCAGGAGATTATGAAAAGGTACAAATGATTAACGGTGAGTCTGCTTCAAAGACAATCCCTAAATTACCTGTATCTGCAATTGAAGTAGATGAGAACAAGTGGATTGTTCCTATTGATAATATCAAGGCATATACAAGTGGGGATGTTAATAAGAACTACGGCAAACCTTTACCTGCTGAAGAATGGCGAAGTCGTCATCATCTAATTGCTAAGACTGATAATGGTGATTTCCAATATTGGACTTTAGGCTTGAAGAATGAAGCGGCTAAAACATTTAATGTAGAGTTGTTTGAATGGTTGCACTTGAATGCTTTGTTTAACGAAGAGAGAAATGCTTGCTATGGTATCAAGAACCGAACCTTAGAATCATTATCATACAATAAGAACTTAGACCCAGAATCAGATGAGTATGTAAACACAGATAATTTATCTATGGAAGATATGCTTGCTGATTGTCTTGGTGATTATGTTGCAGATTTGATTGAGATTGAAGACTTTCATAACACTCAAGCACAAGAGAGAGGAATGAAACTTGTTATTACTGATGGAATTGTTAGTAGTATGAACCTTAAAAGAAATGAGAAGACCGGTAATTGTGTTCTTTGGATTGAACCTGCCGATATTTCTTATGGGTTTGATGAAGATGATTTGCCTGATTCAACACCTTGTTGGATTCCCGAATCAGTTGATATTGATTTTGGTGTAGGCTCAGATGTTATCTTGATTGGTCGTACAAATCAAACACAAAAGAAAGATGATGATGGAACTTATCTTGAGGATGAGTTTAATCCTGTATCTATTAATGTGTATGGTATTCTACCAAGAGTTGCTTTAGGTGCACCGGTTGAAGTTGCTGGTGAAGGAGAAGAAATTAGTTATTGGTGATTACAATATCACTTGTGTAGTATAGCACATGATGTATACCGAGTGGGTGCGAAGCCCACACTTTAAATATAGGTGATGTAAAATGAATGAAAGATATATTAGAATGAATCAGATTTGTTTAGACTTAGGACAAGTAGAAACAATTGAATGGAAAAAGATTAGTGACGATGAAGTTATCGCAGAACAAGATATGTATTCGCTTAGAATTCATATGCGTAGTGGTAAAATGTTTACTAGACAAGTGTTTGAAACACAGTTTGAAGAAGTGAAAGAACAATATAAAGAATTGATTGAAGGAGATGAATGAAATGGGAATAGGAGATAAGAAAGGAAATGCCTCTACAAAGGTATTAGATAAAGCGAAAGACAATGATGGGTTAAGTGCGTTTAAACTTGCTAAACAAAGAGCAATGTTACAACGAAAGAATCTACTAGAACAAGAATCAGCACATATGATTTGTGGTATTAGTGGAAATCCGGGAACAGGTAAAACAGGTATTGCTCTTGATTGTAGAACAGAAGAAGAAAAAGATACACATTGGATTTTTGTATTGGATTATGATGAAGGTGCTGAACCTACATGGAGGCAACATTGGAGTGCTGATGAAAAGGTAGTTATCTTTAATCCGTTTGTCTTTAATGAAGACATGACAGTAGATTATCTAGCAACATCTGATATGAGTAGATACTTTATTGCTATGGTTAATGAAGCAATTAAAACAGGACAAATTGAATACGAAGATGATACTATTATAGTAGAGGCTGTTAAGGCTATTATCTTTGATGGTCTTGATTCATGGTTAGATACTACAAATATGATTGCTAGGTTAAACCATATAAAAGGGAAAGACCCAAGAGCAGCAGATAAAGTTAAAATGGTGCCGACCCAATGGTTTGCTCGTAATGAAGAATACAAGCGTTTGTTTAAAGCAGCGTGTCAATTAGAATGTGATAAGTATTTCATCACGCACATGAAAGAAGTGCATGATGGTTTTGATATTGTAGGTATGAAACCCGATTGGGAGAAATCTACAACTGCAAAGTTATATCAACACATAGAATGTACTATTGAGGAACGAGGAAAGAACCTTAAGTTAAATGCTAAGGTTAAGAAGTCTAAGACTAACTCGGATAATGTAGGTCAATCTTTCTTAATTATGGAAGTAGACAATGGGAAAACTACATGGAATGGTCTTGAGGAAATTAAGAATGGAACTCTTTGAGTTGGTTATACAGGTTAGCATAAGTTAAGACTAACCTAAACAACCGATGAATAGTATGGGGTTTTGTCCAAATAAAAAACAGCAGTAGGATAGGTGACTTTCCTCCCACTTTGTTGTTTCCCCATTAGTTTTAGTTGAGGTGAATATAAATGAAATTTAGAATAAACGGTAATAAAATGAAAAAGAATATAGAGAGTGTCTTGATGAAAGGCAAATGGAATAGTGGAACTTCTCATAAGAGTATGTCACTACAATCTAATATAGTAATTAGTGTTGGTGATGAATCTTATTTATTTAATGGTGATAACTATACTTATGTTAGAGTTAAGTTAGAGTTAGATGACTATGATGAAACAGAAAAAGGTAGAGTTACGGTTGATTCAGATACTTTAATCAAGTATTTAACTGATGAAACCATTGAAGTTTCACTAGAAGATAATGTTTTGAAACTAGATACTATACATAAAAGTGTTAAGATTCCTGTATTAGAAAGGCATGAGAATAATGATTCTATTATTAGAACAGAAAAGAATTATATTATACAAACAGATATGGAGAAAGAAATATCAATTACTCCTAATACTACTTTGAATACAAGAATTAAAGTTTCAAGTGCTGAATTAGTAGAGGCTATGAAGTCTTGTGAATCAGTTGGAAATTCAATTTTCCAATTGGAATTTGATGGTGAAATGTTAACTGTTAGTTCTTCTAGAGATACAGAAGAAGTAATTGTTTCAATTGAACCAATTGAATTTATAGGTAAAGAAACAACAATGGATGTTAGTGCTCCATTCTTCAAGCATTTAGATAGCGTCACTACGATTCTATCTTTTAACGATGACGCACCACTATCAGTTATTAGTGGAGGATTTGTTATGCTAAGAGCACCAAGAATACAAAGGTGAAAAAAATGAACTTATTAAATTATTTAGGGCCAGCATCAAATGAATTACAACTTGCTTTGAAAGACTCAGGTTATACTACATTAGAAGAATATATGAAAGAACGAAGCAGTAGCGTAATGGCTGTTGAAGAAAGAATTGCCTATTACTTAGGGCAAGTAAATCTTATTGCTGAGATAGCAAAGTTCTTAGACGAAACAAATAAAGGAGATGAAGAAGAATGAAAAAAGATGATTATAAAATGAAGATAGAAATGTTAGAAGGGGAATTAGATAACGCTTATCAGAATATGCATGATGATAGAAAAATGTATATATCTGATTTAATGGAAGTTAGACACCTAGTTAGTTTAATGTTAAAAGAAGTAGGTTATAACCCAGAAGCAGTAATAGATGAAACAACATGGAGTGAGAATAATGAGTGAAAAAACAAATAAAGCGACAGAAAAGAAACCACTAGAAGAAGTATTAGGAACTATGTTGCAGATGCAACAATATATGCAACAAGCAACTAACTTTGAAGCAGCAAAGATTTTACATGAATCAGGACATTGTGCAGATTATATTGATTCTTGTCCGTTATGTGCTGAAGAACTAAAGAAGGATGAGGAAGAATGAGAGTTTGTGAGTCTTGTGGAACAGGTTCATCACAAGGTATAACTTACGGAGTTCACGCTATATGTAATGTATGTAGAGATAAAGCCGTTGAGTTATATCTTTCTATTGTTGCTAAAGTTGCTACTCAATTTTGGGCAGGTTCTTTTTGCGGTGATACAGAATGAGAGAATGTGTAAGCAGAAAATGTAATCAAGTAGCCATGAAAGGTTTTAGGAGATGCGTTTACTGTATTAAAGGAATTAAACCATTAGAAGTAATTAAGGAGGAAGAAGAATGAATGACCATCAGGATAGTAATAATTTTGGATATAATAAATCATGGGTACAAATAGAAAACCTTCTTAATGAAGCAGAAAGAGAACAAAATAAATATTTAGTTGCTCTACAAACTTGCCCAAGAGCATTAAGAATAAAGCATATGAAAAGTTATAAAGGATTAGAAGGGGTTATTAATGCACTTAGATGGGTTCTAGGTGACTTAAAAGTTAGTGATAATAAAGTTTTAGGGAGAGATAAGCAATGAGAATTAAGTATTTAACTATCAAACTATCTTATAGTGATGAGGAAATTTGGGAATCAACCCATAAAGAAATAAAAGAGTTGCTACAAATGATGAATAATTTGTCAAGAAATGCAATTATATTAGGTATAGAACAGGGGATAAATGAATGATTATAACAGAAGCAAATAATAATGTACACTTAAGGTGGCGTGATGAAAATGGAGATAGAAAGTCTTCAGTTGATTTACAATACAAACCCTATTTTTATATTGCTACCGGAAGTAATATGCCTGAAGTTATACAAACGAATGGTAGGTTTGGTGTGAAAAGGGTAAGACCTACTTATAATTTTGGTAATTGGGAGTCTCTTGATAAACAATCTTTAGTAAAAGTTGTTTTTGAAACGACAGGTGATTTATATAATGCCCGTAATAGTTGGGATAAAACTTATGAAGCAGACATTTCTATGGCTAGAAAATATACAAATGATGTTATAGAAGAAATTATTGAGTATGATTTAAGGAAATGGTATCTTGATATTGAAACACAAGTAGGTGGAAGATATAATGGTGCTATAAATGCACTTACTTTTTATGATTCATATGATAAAGAGTATTTTGTAATGACATGGTTTCCAAGAGAACCACTACCTGAGTATGATAGTGTATTAGTTTATGAGGATGAAGAAGAAATGCTTAAAGCATTCGTAGAGTTTGTAGAAGAAAAAGACCCAGACATGATTATCGGATGGTATATTCTAGGTTTTGACATACCACAGATTCTTAA